TGTCTAATTTTCAGTGATTTGTTTATCTGATCTTGGGTTTGGTGTATCATATTTGTTTCTCCATAAGTGATCTGGGCAGTGCTTGGTTCTTGAGTCGTTTGCGTTGAATGGTTTCTTGCAAATTCTACATCTGGATTGGGTTTTGAATTTCTTTACTTTTTTAAAATTGAAATTGATTTTTTAACCTCTTTGGGGGAAAAATGTTTGTGATCCTAGGTATTTGGTTTGTTTTGTTTTGTTGTAGGGCGGGTTGTGGCGACCGAAGGGAGCCACTTAGGATAAGGCTTTGCGACCGAAGGGAGCAATGGTTATAAGTTTGGTTTATTCTTATCCCGCACCTCATTGGAGTTTTATTTATTACCGCTGTCAGGGGACGGGGGGAAGACAAGTTCCCCCGCAGGGGGATTTGATTACCCGCGATAGCGGGGAATTGAATCCCCAACGACTCATGCTTTTAGGGGGTTGGGGCTCCCAATATTTGTCCACCATATAGTGGACACAGTAATAAGATTGTTTGGTTAACTAGTGCAAACGAACTGAGTTGACTTTAGTCTCAGTTTTGAATGTGCTAGTGTCGGAACGTATTTCGAATTAAGAGACAGAGTCCCGCTTTTGAATCCCAAGGGGATTGCGGGATTAACCAAACCTAATGATTCCCCATGTAGGGAATTCCTGCCCTTTAGCAGGTTTTTGGTCAAGTTTTGTATCAGATTTGCCATCTTGGTGTGTTGGTGTGCTTGTTTAATCTTCATGTTCCCCAGTTATCTTAAATCCGTTTCTTGAATATCTTTTTAGCCAACCTAATTCTAACAAAGCTTTTATCTTTGTCTGAATAGTCCTCTCACAACAGCCACATTCATACATTATAGCCCGTCTAAGCTGTTTTAATGAATATCTGTTGTTAGCAGTATACTCTGGATTTCTCTCTTGTAATCTCCAGATAACTCTCTTACAGGCGTCAATTCCTCTGCTCATCTATCAAATACCATCCAAACAATCATTAAAGTTATTATTATACAAGCTAAAGTGCCAATTACTTCACTCATTTAGGCTTCAAACTTCCATCTACAACATTAGCATATCCCTTCTCATTAGTCACAGTCATAAATGAACATTTCTTCCCTTTGAAAATCTTAGTTGGGTCTAGTTCTTTATCAACTTCTAACACTGCACCAAACAAAGTCATCAGTTTCCCTAGTTTATTGACTGGTGTGAAAGCTGACGGATAACCAGCAACTATTCTTTTATCATCTTCGAATTCAATTACCAAATCTGTATATTCGAATGGTGTGTCTCTGTACTTTACATCAACAATTTTTCCCTCATGTACTCCATCTTCTATAGTTTTAGGTGCTTCTACTTTTCTTAACATTGTTCTTTTCTCCCAGTCAAACCATAAAGAATCTGACTAATTATAATCTGATTCTCTTCTGTTGGTTCGATCTGTTGATATTGGTTTGTTTTCATTGTAAGTAAAGATAAATTAACTCTCCGATGAATATTGCAATCAGAAAATATGTTAGATATTTTGTGAATTGTTTAGCTTTCATCTTTGTTAGTTAGTTGGTTTAATTTTTCTTTAGCTTGTTTCATTGGTGCTATTGTTGTGACTGTATAGTATACTTTGTTATTGGAACGTCTTCTTTGAATCCAGCCCTTCATTCTCATCTCTCTTAGTCTTAATAACAGAAAGTTATACTCAGTTTTTAGTTTGTGGGCCATAAAGGCTGCATACTTGAATCTTATTTCTGCGTTTTCTAGAAAGATTAAAATTCTGGCTTCACTTCTTTTGATTGATTGTTTCATAATTTCCCTCTTTGATAATTTTTTTAAGTCTTGCTTTGATTATACAGATGTTTTGGTTAATTGAGTCAATTCTGTTGTTTATTTCTTTGATCGTTTGAATCATCTGAATAGATCTACTGCTTTTGTGTCTTTTTTGAATACTATAAATCTGTAGTCTTTATATTTCTCAGCAAGTTTACTTATTTTTTTAATTAGTTTTTCATGTTGTTTGTTTTCCATTTTACTTATCATTCTATTATAATAATATATAAATCTTTTGCATTTAGAGTATATGTTTTCTAGAAATGTATATACATCATATGTTGTATAGCCGAAACATTTAAATAGTCCGGTCATTTAATCAGAGGTACTTAGTTAGCAGAATATTAATTGTTTTTTCTTTACTAATTAGGTACTACAAAAAGGGTTTAGTAAGTACAGGCATAATAATAATATTTTATTGTATAATTTAGAATATTCTAGAATTTTATGAGCATAAAAAAAATAAAGAAAAGGCGAATTATTTCTTCGCCTGTGGTATTGTCCGAAAGTTACACGCTTTCGCGTCATCATTCATCATTTTAACAAACTCTCCATAACTGGTATAAAACCACGTATTACCAACTACGATTTTTAAACCTTTACCTGCTTTGGTCTTTAACAACTTCGCGTATTGCATTTTACTTACCTCGCGCCTGACCTCTTCGGATCAGATCTGTTGCTAATTCATCTGATCCGATATAGCGCGGGGTAATGAAGCGTCTATTTTTTAGCCGACCTGTAAGGGAAAACTTTATTTTTTGATTTTGAAACTAGCGAATAAATCAAAATTATAAAGTTTTAGGCGTGAAGAAAAAGTAAAATAAAAAAATTATTTTTTAGGTTTTAGTGCTTTTACTTCTTTCACTAGAGCAATATGTGCCTCTGTAAGCTGTTTTAAAGCTGTTTCTAAGATAACAACTCTTTCCCCTAGTTTAGCTGTGTATTCATCCATTTAAGCTACCGTAGCGAATTTAACCGCTGCTCCTGCTACTTCCATAGTTACATAACCATTAGTAGCGGTGTCTCCTGTACCTGTGAACGTTGCACCAGCAAAGTTTACATTACCTGTTGCTCCTAAGTTTAGAGTGCCTGTTCCGCAATCAATTACTCCGTCGGTTTGATCGTGAGTTATGCTTATCCATTCATCAGTTGCTTGGTTAGCTGAATGAATAAATAAAGTTGGATTTGTGCTTTGTGCATGTGCGAAGTCGAAATTAACGTCTGCTGTTTCAATCATTAACCAATGATTAGCTAGTGTACCTGTAAAAAATGTCGGACAATCAGGGGTTTGTCCCGAATTTCGCATTCGAATTCCACCACTTAGAGCGACATTTTGTGCTATATCTTGTCCTGTTGCCAATGTAATTCCTGCGTTAGAAGTTATTAATCCATCAAAATAAGCTATTCCATCGACTTCTAGTTTCCCTTTAACAAACAAATCATTTTCTGAAGCTAAACCTTGGCTAGTTGTTTTTTCTCCAATTGCCACATATCCAGAAGTCCAATCCCCTTTAATTACATTAACATAAAGTTCTCTTAGTGCTAGTGCAGGTTTAGTTTCAACTCCCATTTTATTCAGTCTCCTCTGTTTCAGGTTCGTCTTCTTCCTGAGTTTCTTCTTCTTCAGATTCTGCTTCTTTGTCTTCTTTGGTTTCTAAGAGAACAATTAAATCATCTTTAGTTGATCTAGTTGTGTATTCTAAACCTGCTTTATCTGCTTCAGCTTTTAGTTGGTCTTTTGACATTCCTGAGAAATTAGTGTCAGTTGGAGTGCTTTCAGGATCTCCAAACTCTGCTTTTAGTCTTTCAGAAATGTGTTCAAATCTTTCAGCTTTGACTAACTTATCATAAGTTAGTTTTCTGTTTTTTCTTGACATTATGCTTCCCTCACAACTTTTACAACACTAATTGATTGCCCATTTGCTGTTGACAATAAATGTAATGTGTCTGTTACAGCTGGCAAATTCACAGAGTCTATTAAAGTCTTAAGAGCAGCAGAACCTACTGCTGCTTGTCCGACCATAGTTCCAGTTAGATCTCCAGAAGCCATTTTATACACCTGTAATTGAACAAATAGCGTCTGGGTTTGTTACTTGGATTTGACCTACTTCAAAACTTCGAATAGTCCATTTTATTCCTGGGTCTTCGATTGAGTGAGTAGTTAATCCTACAACAGATTTCCAAGTGCATGCTTCTTTAGCGATAACAACTTGTGCGCCACCTTCAGTTACTGAATTGGTAACAACCACAGTTAATCCTAAAAGCATTCCTACTCTTCCATTCTTAGTTGCGGAGTCAGTCCAGAATTGACCTGCATTTCGAACATTAGCGTTACCTAAAAGTTCTGCATAGTTAGTTGGGTGTACCAGCAAAAACCCATTTTTATCTGGGTTGTAATTGTCGATAGCAATTAGTGCTTTAGCGTCGAGAATATCTTGGATAGGGTCTCGGTTTGCAATAACTGCATTATTCCAAGTTGCATTAGCCGCTGTGGTGTTTCCAGCTTCTGAAAGAATCTTGCTTGCAATTTCTGTATCTACACTTTTAGCAACTGCTCTAGCAATTCTTAAAAGTGTTCTAGCGATAACATCAACTGCATTGGTTCTAGCGTCTTCCCATGAGATTACGCCCTCCATTGCGTGCTTTAGATTTCTTCCTGATGTTCTAGTCCAGGTTACTTCTCCGTAAGGAAATTGTGCTAATCTTGGAACTCCCTCTACTGCTGAACCTGTTCCGCCAGTCAAATCTGCTGCTGTTTCTTTGTAATAAGTTTCAGTCCATGCGTTACTAGCTTGAACCATACATAATTGTTTCATTACGTATTCTTGTAGAGCAAATCCTGTAACTACTCGAGAAACATTTTCTGCTCTTAAATCCGCCATTCCTGTTGAATCTGCCATCAGAACCCACTCCCAATAAGAACAGCCATAATTTCATCTGCTCCTGCTGATGTTTCTAATGCAATTCCAACATCTGAGAATAAAAGGTCTGCTGCTGCTACTTTAGCAACTTCATTATCTCCAGAAACTGAAACTCGTTCTCCAACATTGATTGCTGCTGAGCAGTTTATATCAAAAATTCCGTGAGTGAATACTGCTAGAGATGTCTGCCCATCACTAGCAACTTTTTCTGCTGCTGAAATACCCATAAATGGATCATTATCAGCGGTTGTTTCTGTAATTGTTCTTGGGTCAGTAATTGTCATTAACTCCCCTTTTTCAATTGCGTTTGCATCTGCTACTGTGAAACGCACTGGGTCTCCCCCGTTTCCTAGAAGTTCGATGGTAACTGCTAAATCTCCTGCTGCCATAACATCGTTATATTACAATAATATTTAAGCTTTTCGTTAAAAATGCTTTCCACAGAAGAAATTACTACAAATTGGCTTTCTTTTTTCGTAAATTTCGCATTCTTTTTTTTCTTCGTTATAATTTCTACAAATCCCTTCTATTCTGAATCTTACTCTCTTGATTTCTTTTAGAATAATCCCTTGGTGTGCAAAACTTCTTAATACCAATTCTATTGCTTTGGCCGTGTCTGGATTTTGTGTTTTTGTGTTAAGATCTAATTCAAATCTTTTGCAGCAATCTCCGCAACGAATACACTTTGGCTTTCTTTTCAAGGTGGGGTTCCCCCACATAAATCATATGGTCCAGGAGGTCTTTTCCTCCAATCCCAACAATCTCCGCAAGTGTTTTCTTTATCTCGTGGTGTGTCTTTTACAAATTTTCTTAAATTTCCGCACTTACCACATTTTTTTTTAATTAAAATCATTCTTCTGGGAAAATATCATCTTCTAATCCTGTTCCCGCGATTAGGGCTTTTGCTGAATCATTCTTTTTCTGTTCTTCTGACCTACCTTCTCCCCCAGCTGATGAATGGCCACCCAATAATTGTTCAGCAGTAACTTTTTTAGCTTCTTTTATGTTTTCTGCCATGATTCTGTTTTGTTCTGCCATATCTTTTACTGCTTGTTTTGCTTCTTTGATTGGGTCTTTTGTTGGTTCTTGGTCTCCTTCTTCTTCCTCTGCTTTTTCAGCAGGTTTTGGTTCAGTTGGTTGTGTTGGTTCTTTAGGTGGTGTTGGTTTTTCATCTTTAGGTTGATCTTTTTCTTCTGGCATGTTTATCATCTCCTTTTATTTTTTTCATTCAGAAATATCATTAGATTTGTTATTGCTTTAGTGTTTTCTGCTAGTTTCTTTTCGAATCTTAACAACAAATAACAAGACAATCCGATTGGGAAACCAACTGTACTAATCACGTTTACATAATCTAAGGTCATTTTTGGTCTTTTCTTGGGTTTACTTTGTTGCTGTTCAGTGCTGGGTCTCTTTTTTCATCTTCAATTAGTTCTGGTGCTATGCTGGCTGGGAATTCAAATTCGACATCTATTCCTAACTGGGCTTTTATTTGTTCTTCCAAAAATTGTTGATTGAATTCTACCACTTGCTGCCATGACAAGTATAAGATTTTAGATTCAGCTTCTGATGAATCCCCTCCAACACCAAGAACAACTGCTGGAACTCCTTCTGCTTTTAAGAATTCTCTTTGGAGCATTTTGATCCAAGGGAGTGGGTCTAAAGTTGAGAATTGTGGAATCGACATTTTTTCAATTCCATCAAGGATTCCTTTAGGAACAACCATGTTTTCCCCTTTTTCCATTGAATTATCTAATTTGTTTTTGTATGTTGCAATTTCTGTTTCATCATCTGTGTCTACACTTGAGATTAGCAATGGTTTTACATATCTGTGAAAGACTACTCTCATGTCATTCATAGATTCTCTTCTCATTTCGATTAATCTTTCTAATTTAGCAATTACACTCTGGCCATGAATTTGATCTGCTATTCTGTTGTAGGCTAAGTGAAAGATTTGTTTTGGTTTGAAAGTAACTTCTTTTCCAGTGGTGTTTTCTGGTTGTTGAATGTATTTTGTAATTATCCCTTTATCGTTAGCAATTACTTTCATAGTGCTTGGGTTCAGTGGCTTTAAATTTCTTAATTCTCCTCTTTTATTTCTGACAATTTCTGCAAAGAAATCTCCTCCTGTGGTGTAAACTCGAACTGCATTGTAGAAAATAGTGTTTGCAGTATCTAAACCATTTCCTCTGACGTGAGATAATGGGTCTTTTGTTCTTCTTAAGAATCTTTTTTTTACTTTGTAGCCTTTTCCTACAACATACATTGCTTTCCTATCAATCATTCCACCAATTTCAGAGATTTCCATGTATGCTCCGAGTTGTCTTGACCAAACAGTGTTTTGGTATTCTGTTTCAGTGGTTGAACTTGCAGCCGTTACTTGATATGAACTTGGGTATATCGTTGGATCTTGGGCTGGTGCTGTGTTAGCGTAAATTTTAGAGCTGAACGCTTGGACAGCTGCCGAATCTGGTTTTGTATTTGCCATGTTTTTATTTTATTGTGTATTCCAAATCAATTCTTTCGCATTCTTCATTTTGGTCGATTGCGATTAGAATGTAATATCTGTTTTCATTAATTATTTGTTCGTCTACTTCTAAAATTGTATTGAATGATCCACTTACTATTGAAGAGGCATTTTTGAATACTTCTGCTGTTGATGTTCCTCCCGTTCCTGTGACTTTTACTCTGTCCAATATTGCTCCTTCTGGCAAGTCTATAGAAAATTCAGAACTACAACCGCCTGCTTCAAAACATTCAAATTTACCTGCCGTTTGACTGAAACTTTCTGCATAATCTCTGGAATAAACATTTGCACCTGAGAAAGATTTCTTAAAAGTCCCTTTTCTTTCACTTTTTTCTGTTTTTAAGACCAATTTTTCTTCTGTTTCTTCTCTTCTCCCAAAAACATCTAGTTCTTTCTTTTCTTTTTCTGAGAGTGGGAGTTCTAGTGCCATTATGGTTTTATCAAAGTTACTACTTTTTGATCACTTAGTAATTTTTCAATTCGATTCATTCTGAATAAATGGATATTAATCATGTCTTCTGCTTCGATTCTACTTGTGAATCCTGCCATGTTGTAAGCAATTCCAGCTACTGCTGTATATCTGGCCACATATTCTGATAAAATTAGTTTTGCTTTTGAATCTAATGATCCGAAGTTTGTTGACCAGTCATATCTTGAGATAACTACTACGTAGTTTTCAGCTTGTAAACCCCACGCAGTCTTATTTGCGTCAGTCCAGCCAGTAACATCTATGTTTTCTCCAGCCATTGCGTTCATTTCCGCGTCTGTACTCATAATGCTTGTTGCAGCCATTGATTATCAACTCCTTTTCTTTTGCTATGCTATGAATAGTTTTAAATTTTTCGCTTTTACACACCAACAAGCTCGCACAAAAGCTTCCGCTAAATGCGAATATTTACCATAAATGCGTAGCTTTGCGTTGCTAGTGTAGTCATATGTCATGCTTTTGAGGCTTCTTTGCAGGTTTAAATCTGAGATGATATCTAGATGATTTCTTTCCATCATACTTAGGGCATTTGAGTAGAGGTCTTCTTTTAAAATTCCCTTTTTCTTTTCTTGAATTGTTCTAGATGAATTATTTATCCCAAAAACCAGTCTTTTCCCTAGTTTTTCTATAAGCATGTCAGTTACTCCTGCTCCTAAACCAGTATCATCAGTAAATATTCTTTTGAAATTAAATTGTTTGTGGAGGGCCATTGCTCTGCCAACAGTGTCAGTAAGTGCTTTTCTTTCAGTGGTTTGGGATCTAATTATCTTAACTTGGTTTCTTCCCGTTAATTCAGCAATAACAAAAGCATTTTCATCTGCGCCGTAGCGCGCGATGTCGATACCTAAGTAATATTTCTTGGTGCGGTCGTAATCTTTCTTATAACTCCATTCAATAAATGTCATTCGGTCTTTGATTAGGGTCGTGGGGAAGAATTGGTTGAATTCAGAGATGAATTCGCCGAGATATTCCTGAGCATACTCCATTTTAGACATTCGTTTCTTTTCTTTTTTCAAGAAATCTCTGGAAATTCTTCTGCAATCTTCGGATGAGATGTGGATATTTAAGTAATCTTCATCATGACAGCATTCGTAATAGTGTCCGCCCCTTCCGAAAGGAGTGCTTAGGAGAATTTCCCATCCTAAGCCGTTCTTTTCTTTTGATGTGGCCAGCATTGGGCGGAGCGCAATCCAAACAGGCTCGGGAATATATGCAGCTTCGTCTCCGATAAGTATGTCTACTGTGTAACATCTAACAAACGCTCCGCTTTTTCCTGTTGGCAGGCTGAGTAATCTAGTTCCATTTTTTAGTGTGCATTCAGTTTTAGTAGGATTTACTTTAAAAATCCCATGTTCTTGTTCGAAAACTCTCTTTTCTTCCATGTTTTTCTTGGCACTGAGGTGAGGATTTGGTTTCCAGCCACCATTTACTTGTTTGAGAACTTCATCATTGAGCATGTATAGATTTCTAAGAGTTTTTTGGAATAGTTCACTGGATTGTCTTTGAGCAGCTGCGATCATCAGAATCGTGATATCGTTGTAATCTATGGCTAGATTAGATGATTTTCTTGCTATTGTGACAGATTTTCCTACTTGTCTGCCAGTTCTGAGAGAGATATTGCCTTTGTGGGCCAGGACTTTCTTTTGCCATTTGTCAGGTTTGTATTGAGTGTCTCTTTCTGCTGTTAATTTGTTCAATTCTTTTACTTTTTCCCAATCTATCATTTTTATTAAAAGAGGAAAATTATTTCCCCATACACGTGTCGCAAAACCATTCTTTTGCTGAATCTCTATAACTTACGTCTTGATCTGTACATCCACAACTAAAGCAATCTTTCATCTTATTTTTCTCCTGTGTTTTACTCTTTGGCAAAACTCTCTGAATTATTTAGAGTTTTGCTGATTTTAGTTTTAATTGATTTTTCTAGTCGACCTGTAAGGGAAAACTTTAAAATTAGAGATTTGCAAAGTAAATCTCTTTTTATTGTTTTAGGCGTATATGAAAACTAATTTTAACTTGTGAATGGTTCCTGGCCTTTCTCATCAGGTAGTTTTGGTGGTTTGTGGTTCTTGAGTTCTTTTTCTAGTGCTTTTAAGCTGAAGTTTAGTAATTGACTAGTTATTTCAGCTTGTTCAATTTCTCTTTTTAAGTTGTCAATAGCGTTCTTTATGTCTACATATTCTAATTTTTTCATGTTTTTTACCTCTGATTTGTTTTAATTGTTTTATTTTGTTTGAACATCTAGATTT